AGGTTCTAGTGTTGTAAAGGTTGTTTTCCAACTATTTGGTGTTATGTTCATGCGTACACCAAAAATCTGTAGGGTCTTTTCAAGTAAAGATCCACCTGGCTGGGTAGTAATAATGGTTATAGGATCAAAGAAATCTAGGTCTAGGGCTGCAACTACGCCTGTATCATAGTTAGGCGTGTATAGGTCTAGGACAATAGCATCACATCGAATCGTGGTCTCAGCTCTACTAGCCACATAAGCCTGAGCATAATCTAGGGCTACTGCATCGGTCTGCATGAGTAAGTTGTCTTGGAAATAACTATGAAGGAAGTATTTGTCTATAGATGCCTGATTAAATGCCACCTGTGCTGTGCCACCAGTCCTAGTGATAGTGGCTTTATTAAATATAAGCACATCATTTAGTACCCAAGCAGCATCATAATAAACTATGCCTGTGCCATTATCTGCAAAGAGTGTAGGTGTGCCACCAATAGATCCAACAGTCACAGCTCTATCTTGGAATACAAATGAGCCATAACCATCTACATATAAAGCACCATATTCTGACGTGGCCACAGTAGTTAAGGCTTGCAGTGCTGTGCGATTAGTGCCTGGGTCTGCTTGCATAGTAGTAAGACCTGCATCTACATCACGCATTGATGCTGGCCATGAGATCTCATCTAATATCTCGTTAATACGTGTGCCTGCTAGATCGCCTGCACTAGCACCTGTAACTGTGCTGATCTGTGCCAATTGAGCAAGTCTGAACGCATCCACGGCTTCTATTGTGGTTGTTGCTAAATCTGCAGATGATTCATCGGGGTACCTAGTTACAAAGCTGGTAATAAATCCCGAGAACACAGGATAGGTGACACCGTTATAGGTTGCAGTAATCTGCACCTTTTTCATAGGTGTTAATAAATTGTAATATGGGCCGCTTACATTCTGTGGGTTAAAATCGCCATTCTGATCTACAATAGTTAAACTAAGTGAACCTGTTTGAAATTGATCTGATAGTGCAGTACGCCCTCTGTTAGTCTCAATACGATTTATACGATTAGACACGTCTACAATTACAGCTGCGGAATCACCTAATACGTTAGTGCCAAATATTGCTGATCCAATTATTGCAGTCTGAGCAAAACTAGGCCCAGTGCTAAAGTTAATTATTGCATTTACTACTGGTACTGCCATTATGGTAAGCCGCCATTAGGTGCTGTGTTATAACCACTGCGCCCAGCCACCTGAATGCTTTCTGCCATGAGTTGAGCAAACCTGTCACCAGATGGACTGCTAACGCTTAGATTAACATCTACTGATCTGTTGCCTGATTCTCTTGCTCTTTCGGTTGCAATTTGCGCAACGTTCATTCCGCTATACCCAGTAGTGCCAACTAATGACACTGCTAGATCTTGGAAGTAACTAGCAGGTAATGAAGTTGCACCAGATGGTGCGCTAGTAGTAGTTGTCGAAGGTAAGCCAAACTCTTTGTTAATCTTTTCTATCTGAGCATTGATTCTACTAATTAAAGATTTAACCTGCACTAAAGCGAACTCTGTAATACTTAAACCAGCTGCTTTAGCCTGCTCAGCAAGTTTTTTCAAAGCCTCGGCTGCTTCCATTTCTGCCAGTATCTTCTTAGCCAAAGCATCGTTATTATCAAGTATGGCTAGTTGAGCCTTTAGACGTGATTTAGTTTCTTCATCGGTTGCTTTACTTAGGGCAGCTGTTAATCCTATGCGCTCTAGGTCAAACTTTTTTTTCAGCTCTTCTACGTTTTTATTTTCTAGCGCGTTCTTTTTTGTAATTATATTATATTCTTCTTTGCGTGCTTTAAGTAATGCCTGTGCAGTACGTATATCTGGTATGCCTGAATAGCCACCTACGTTCGGCTTTGATGCAGGATTGCTCTTTCCAATATCGTATCCAATTAAAGCAAGTGCCCCACCTATAACAAGTTTTTTAGATCCAAAGACTAGGAAAGCCAAAGCTGATAACAGTTTGCCCACATCGGTAGATGCAAATGATTTTATTTCACCTATTAAAGTGCCTAATCCTCGGACTGTATCGGCAATAGCCACAGCAAAATTATTCATAGAATCTGCAGCATCTTGTATTGAGTTATCTTTGCCTAATGCAGTCAAAGCATCTATTAAGCCTTTGCCTATAATTTCTGTAGCATTAGCAGCATTTACTTTTAATAAATCCATCTTGCCAGCATAAGTTTCTAATCTAGCTAATGCCTGACCTTTGAACTTGGCATCTAACGCAGCCATGATTTTATTCATGTCACCAGTGGCTATTACCGTTTTATCTAATCCTGTACCTAATCTTTGTATTGCCGTAGTAGTGCCAGATGCTCCTTTGGCTATGGCTGCTACGACTGTGCCTAAATCTTTACCAGTGCCTGCGCTTACATTTAATGCAGTTTCTAAAGCTTTTTGACTTAAAGTGACTGAGCCAGTCGCATTGAGCAAAGTTTGGAAAGCTGGTCTAAGTTGGTCATCAAGCACACCGTATAGATTTTGCAAACCTGCAATATAAGCTTCTACTTCATTTACTCTAAATGCGTTGCCTGTATTCTCTAATTGAATTGCTAATGATTTAGCGGCTTTTTCATCGGCTGCAAACGCATTGATAGCCTTTTTGCCAAATGCAACTAATGCTGTGGTAGCAAAAACACGATTAAAAGTCTTGCCTAATTTTTGTGTTTGTTTGTCAAAAGCTGATATATCTTTCTGACCTTTTTTAAGTGCCTTGCCATTAAAGGTAGCAATAGCCGAGACAACTACATTGGCCATTAGGCTGCCTTCTTAATCTCTGTGGATTTGTTAAATTGTATAGCTGTAGCGTTTATAGCCTTTAGAATCGCATCATAAACTTTAGTGCTGTCTTGTGCCCAGGCTTTGTAAATCAAACGACCCTGGGTCTTGCGGCCAGAAGATCTAATATCTTTAATCTTTGGTTGCTTTGTTACTGGCTCTAATGCGGCCACAAATTGCTGGCTAGCAAATGGATTATTTGAATCATAGTAATCTAACGCTTTGCTTCTAGCAGATCTCTTAACATAAGTGCCGCTGCCTTCATGCTTAAATGTAAATGGCGCACGTCCTTGTGGGTTTAGGCGACCTGCTACTTCATAAATAGCACCAGGCCTGCTTGCATTGTAAACATAATTGCTTACCTTAAAACCATTTTGAAATGTTTTGTTTTCGCCTGGGTTATATCCAATACCAGCCCTTGCCACACCTGCATCGTATTTAGGAAATGTGCCAGGGTTGCCAGATGCTCTAGCCCAGCCAGATAATACATCTGTATTATTGGGCACAAATCCTTTAGCTTTAAATGCTACACCACGCATTAAAGGATCTATAGCAGTCCTAATGCGCTGGCGCATATCTTCATCAATAAACTCTAATCCTTTAAGGACATCTTTAACGCCTACGACCTCGACTGGCATTTTTGATCTCCTTAGATCTATCTTGTAAAACTTGCACTATTGCGGTCAGCATGTCTGAGTCCATGTTAATAAACTCACTAGGCGCAATTCCAGTCTCTACACTTATAGCAGCCACTGTATAGAGAATGGAATCACGCTGTACTATTTTTTTTCTTCGTCTAATACCTCGACAGTTTCTAAGCTGTCAATAAACTCTGCACCCCATAGAGGTACTTGTGCGCCTGATCTGCGTAGACATTCCCAAGCAAGCCAATAGATATTCGACTGCATTTCTGTTTCTCTCAGCGCTTTGGATATGCCCATGCCTTTACTAATTTCAAAAGCGTACTCGACTCCTGGTGTTATCTTGTGTTCAGATACCTCGCCATTAGCCCTTGTAATCTTTAGCTTTGCCATTATTACTCCTTAGTTAGAATGCCACCGATGGTGACACTGTTACTACTGAGTTTACTGTAAAGGACAGACTAGAGCTAGCAATTTCAGCCACGCCACCTTGACCGATTGGGGTCAAGTTGTTTACCAGGATTGAGAATTGGTAAGAAGGGTTAGTTGCTGAGACTGCAGTGCCTTTAACGGTAATTACTGAAACTGCTAGGGTCTGACCAAATGCTGCATTAAGTGTTGTCATTACCTGAGAGGCTGCCCAGTCATTGAGAAAGTCGATAGAAAATGTGGCAGATTGCAAACCCTGAGCGAAGCGGTGGCTAAGATCTGACATTGTTGTGACTTCTAGCTCATCCACAATTTGATTTATTACTGCATTAGTTACATAAGAACTAATATCAATTGAAGGTACTGTAGGCGCAGCGGCAGTAGCCAATTTAACGCCTACATTGTTATTTAAGTATATGGCCATTGTTATTCCTCTTCTTTTTTAGTTTGTGCGGTTTGTTTTGGTGCTTCCTTGATTTGGCCTATCTTGATTAAGAAGGCTAAGTCTTCTGCTTGTGAACTCATTTTAACTCCAGCTCGTTAGGATTGATACGGTGATTTCTGACGTTAATAAATCTCCACTAGCTGCATTGGTTATAGCTGGAGCGGAGACACTTGATATGTTATAAACTAGGGTAGATGCCGCTAGTTTGTTTACTACTGCTACAAGAAAATCTTCTATGCCTTTTAGGTTGCCTTGATTGTCGAATGCAGGTGTAGTTACTAAAATCTTAAAATTAGCCAAGGGTGCAATACTTGTCTGGCTATTATTGCTAGGTACGATGTAAGGATCTGATACCGTTACCACCACGCTATTTGCAAGAAGAGTTGCAGGTGGAAAACTAAATGTAGACCACACGCCTGCGTTGGTAAGTGCGGTTGCTAAAGTGCCACGTAATGTGCTTATTGCAGCCATTAGCCCACCAGTGATGCTGGACTGGCATACGGTTGGATGAGACCTCTGATCCTATTTATCATTTGGTAGCCCATCCTGTAAGGACTTGCAGATATCCCATCCATACCGACCCCACCCGTTTGGCTAACTTGTCTGGCTTGGAAAATATCAACTGCCAAGACCATCGCTGCCTCTCTTATACTTGGGGTTGTCGCGTAAGATTGAGTCTTATGATCTGGGCCTGTGGCCGTTCCGTATGGTGCTACTTTGTGAAAAACTTGGTCTGCGGCAGTTTTGGCATATTGAACAAATGAATAGCCGTTAGGGTAATTAACTTGGCCGTAGTTATACATAAATACTGGGATAAGGCTAGTAGTGCCAGACGTAGGTGGTACTGTGCCTGTAATTGTGTGCGTGCCGTTAAATGTGGCACCGCAACCACTCACCACTATTGATTGGGTCGCAGCGAATGCGTTTGGATTAGCAAGCATAAGTGTTGCTACGTTATCTTGTAATGATGTGGCTACTACTGGGGCAGTGTTAAACCATAAATATTGATTAAGTAGGTCTTCGCTACTTTGACAAACTTCTTCTATCGTAGCATCGGAGTAAAGTGAACCAATTCCGAGGTTAGCCCGTAACTCGGCCACGGTAACATAACTGGCTGGCATCTCTACTCCTTTGCTAATAGCTCTCTGGGGCTAGGGCTACTAAACCCCAGAGATTACTTATTTAATCGGTCTTATCAGGTCTTTTGGAACTTTAAGATACCGTTAGGCATCTTGGCAATTGTTGCCATGTAGCCGTAAATTGCTACCTGTACTTGTAGATTTGATACTACATTCACGCTCATGAAATTTTGGGCGGAACGATATACAGTGAAGGCCTCTGGTGCAAGAATAATTGCAGAGTTATCATCAAATGTAGTAGCTGTGAAGTTCTTATCTACGTATAGATCAAGTCCTAGCACGTTACCACGGATTGATTGTGGGCCAACTTGTCCTGCTGCGTTCATTGGTTGTAATGCATTAAATACTGGACGCTTTGTTGTATCTTGCGCACCGATCAACGCACCCCATTGTGCTGGGTTAGCGATGTAGTTCTGTGCAAAGTAACCAGTGTTTGTGTAGATAGTACGTGCGCCTTCTGTTGCAAATGCAACAATTCCATCTAGGTCTGCAGTTGTATTTGTAGCGTTTGCACCGGCTTGAATCAAAGCTGCAAGTACAGTCTGATCTAAGCGCTTCAAGTATGCGTATTCAAGTTGCTTTGTAAGTTCTGCATAGAAGTTTGGATCTGAGCGCTCTAGCAATTCAACTGAGAGTGTGTTCATACCAGCATACTTAGATACTGTGCCAGTTAGGTACTGTGTTTGCATATCGGTATTTTGTACTGCGCCGCCTTCTGCCTCTACAGTTACTTCTGGTGCAACA